TAACTTATTCTTTTGGAGATACAAAAGTAACAATTTTAAATAATACTTACAGACTTAATGATGTTGAACCTATTATTATACCAACTCAAAATTCAAATGGTGTTGGAATCAGTTCTATTAGTTATAATTCAACAACTAATGATGTAACTGTCACTTTATCTGTCGGATTTAGTACTGCAAACACTTTCCCATTTTCTATTGGAGATAAAGTTCTTATAGAAAATATAAGTGTTGGAATTGATTCAACTGGAAAAGGATTTGATTCCAAAAATTACAATTATGAACTTTTTACGATTACTTCTGTCGATGAAAATCTTGGTGGAGAGGGAGGATCAGTAATTTATAACTTATACGAATTTTTGGGTGATGGAGAAGTTCCTGGATCTTTTGATGCTGAAAATTCTTCTGGAAGAATAATCCCAGAGAAATATTTTCCAAAATTTAAATCAACATTAAAACCAAATAATTTTTCAAAAAATGAAGAAGTTAGATATTCCGGAGAAGCAAGATCTATTGGATTTGTCCAAAATTGGAATGAAAAAATTAAGCAATTGACAATTTCTTCTAAAGAGTATTTGGAAGAGGGAAAAATTCTTGAGGGGGTTTCATCAAGAACTCAAGGATCTATTTCATCTTCAATTTCTCCAAATGCTTTTATTAATCTTGGATCTTATTCAAAATCAGAAAATGGATGGATTGATGAAACTGGTATTTTAAATAACAACTTACAAAGAATACAAGATAATTTTTATTATCAAAATTTCTCATACTCATTAAGATCTAGAGTTTCTTATGATACTTGGGATGATGTTGTTGGAAGTCTCAACCATACATCAGGATTCAAAAAATTTAGTGATTATCAGTTAGAATCTATTGGAAATTGTGGCATTCAAACATATACCGATTCCAATGCGGAAGTGAATGTTGATATTAATGGTTTTGCTAGTTTAAATTGTGTTTATGATTTTGATTTAGCAAGAGAGAATGCTTTATTTACAAATTCACAAGTTATATCTGATGAAATAACATTTTCTAGCAGAATCCTAACAGATTATCTGGAATCAGTCAGTAATAGGGTTCTTTCTATAGATGATATTAGCAATTTGTTCAATAGTAATGAGAGATTGACAAGATATTTCATTGCCCATAGATTTAAACTTACTGATGCTAGAGCACAAAAATACATTACCTTAACTGAAGATAGAAGATATTCTTCACAAAGGCAATTGATGATTTTAACTTTACTTCATGACAATTCTGAAGGATATATTAATCAATATGGAAGGGTAGAAACTACATATGATTTAGGATCTTTTGATTTTACTATAGATGGAACTGATGGTTTAATATTATTCTATCCCACAAAATATAGAGTAAATGATTATAATGTTACAGTTCTTTCTTATAATATAAAAGATAACTTTGCGGGAATTGGAAGTACTAATATTGGTGGTATTGTTGATATAAAAACAAATACTATTCCTGCTTTAACTTCTCCAACAACTATTGTTGGAATTGGATCTACATATACTTCATCAAAAATATTGGTGTCAGTTGGTACTACAAATAATGATTATCAATTTGATGAATTAAATGTTGTTCATGACGGAACAAATGTGGAATTTATATCTTATGGGCAGTTGACAAATACTTTATATTCAAGTTCTGGTCTTGGAACATATAATGCTTACATATCAGGATCAAATTTAAATGTAGATTTTATTCCCAATGTCGGAGTTGCAGCATCAGTAAGCACTATTCAAGTGTCTATTGCAAATACGTCTTCTTCGGGTATTGGAACTCTCACAATGAACTATATGAAGTTTGAAGCGAACTCAGTTTCAATAGCATCTTCAACAAATCCAATACAAAATGTTATAGCGGAATATTCTAATGATTATGAAGGTGGATACTTTATAGTTCAAGTATCTGATGTCACTAACAATAGACATCAACTTTCCGAAGTTGCTCTCGTAAATGATAATAATTATGCATATCTTACAGAGTATGCAAATATAGAAACTTATTCTGGTCTCGGAACTATGGGAGCAGAAAAAACATTAAATAAAACACAGCTAACATTTACGCCACTTGCAAACATTGATGTTGTTGTTAAAGTTTGTTTTAACTCTCTTAGTAATATTATAGTCAGTTAGTAAATTTATGAAAATACACCAAGGAGAAAACTAATGGGAATAGAAGATTTTCTTTCAACAGATTATGGGATTTACTATGGTACAGAGAGGGATATAAAGCGATCATTTGAACTTAAGCATAAAGGTTATCCAATCTTTAAAAAATATTTTAATGCAAATGATTCTTCTGTAGTAAGCATTGCATCAAGTACAATTAAAATCGAAAACCACTTTTTTACAAATGGGGAAAAGGTTATCTACTCCTCTGGAGTGTCTACAAATTTTCCAATAGGAATAGGTTCCACTTATTTTGGTGTTGGAATTGGAACGACAGATAAACTTCCATCAGTAGTTTATGTGATTAAAGTAGATGAAAACACTATTAAACTTGCAAGAAGTGCAGAAGATGCGTTAAGAATTGTTCCTAAAGCGTTAAATTTAACTTCTGTAGGAATTGGTTCTAGTCATTCATTTACTTCAATTAATAACAATTCAAAAGTATTAGTAGCAATTGATAATGTAATTCAATCTCCTGTTGTATCTACTTCAACAACCACTTATTTGTCTGCTGATTTTTCATTAACTGAAGATCTTTTATATTTTGATTCCTCTTTAAACTTTTTTATAGGTGATATTATTAGCATAAATCAAGAGCTAATGAAGATCGAATCTGTTGGGGTTGGATCTACCAATTCTGTCAGAGTGATAAGACCTTGGCTTGGTACAGATATTGCCAATCATTCAATTGGATCAACTATTACGAAATTAATAGGCAATTATAATATCATAGAAAATACTATTAACTTTGTTGATGCTCCTTATGGCAAAGTCCCATTGGGAACAACTACAAATCCACCAGATGAGAGAGACTGGCAAGATATATCAACAAATTCTTCTTTCCACGGAAGATCTTTTATGAGATCTGGAGTTCCAGACACTTCGAATGATTCTTATTACAGAAATTATATTTTTGATGATATTTCTCAACAATTTAATGGCACATCAAAAACTTTTTCTCTTACTTCAGATGGTTCGAACATTGTCGATATTTATCAAGAGAATGCTGTTATATTAGTAAACGATATTTTTCAAGGTCCTGGATTAAAAAATAATTATACATTATCAGAAGTTTCTGGAATAACATCAGTAACTTTTGTAGGATCTGCAACATCTATAGCATCTGATATTAATACTTCAGATTTTCCTTCGGGTGGTATAATTGTTTCAATTGGTTCTACTGAAGGTTTTGGTTATCAACCTTTAGTATCTGCTGGAGGAACTGCTGTAGTATCTACAGCAGGAACAATTTCAGCAATTAGTATTGGAAATAGTGGGTCTGGATATAGGTCAGCAATCCAGACACTAAGTGGCGTTAAGCAAATTGACGTAAGAGTTGGTGTAGCAACTTCCTCCACAGGATCTCCAAATATAGAATTCATTGGAACCGCATCAGTAAGCAATGGAAATATTGTAAGTATAGCAATTACAAATCCAGGAGTTGGATATACTTCAACTAATCCCCCATATGTAATTATAGATGATCCCATTTCATACTCAGATGTTCCTCTATTTTATAGTTCACCTTCATCCGGAATTGGAACACAAGCAACAATTGACGTAGTTGTTGGGCAGGGTTCTAGTGTGATTGACTTTGAAATAAAAAATATTGGATATGGATATAAAGTAGGAGAATTGCTAACAATTCCTACTGGAGGAACGGTAGGAATTCCTACCATAGCAAACTCTACAATAAAGAAATTTGAAATCTCAGTAGAGAGAATATTTACAGATAAATTTACTGGATGGTCGATTGGAGAACTTCAAGTATTAGATAACATTCAAAACTTATTTAATGGAAGAAGAGTTACATTCCCACTACTCGATTCCGGAGAATTGATTTCCATATATGCAAGAAAAGGATCTATAATTAATATACAAGATACTTTATTAGTTTTTATTAATGATATACTTCAAATACCAGGTGAAGGATTTATTTTCAATGGTGGAAGTAAAATTAGATTTACTGAGGCACCTAAACCAGAAGATACTTGTAAGATTTTATTCTACAAAGGAAGTGGAGAGGGTGTCGATGTAATACGACAAGACATACTTGAAACTGTCAAGGTTGGTGATGATTTAACTTTAACATACGATCCTTCAGTGGGACAATCTTCTAACTTATTAGAAGATCCAAGATTTGTTACTGAAATTTTATCGATAGATACTGTTGAAACTAATCCTTATTTTGGTCCAGGAAATACTTCAGATGAAACTTTAGAAAGACCAATAACTTGGTGCAAACAAACTGAGGACTTAATTATAAATGAATTAGAAGTTACTAAAAATAGATCTTTATATGAACCACAAATATATCCATCAACTTATTTGATTCAATCAGTTGGAGTAGGATCTTCTGTTATTTCTGTTGAAAATGTAAGACCTTTCTTTAATCCGCTGAATGAAAACGATCAATCTTTAACTTTCCAAAATCAAGTCAATTTCATATCTCAAGATGCAAACGTTGCTGCTAGTGCCACTGCAGTTGTGTCTGTAGCAGGAACTATTTCGTCAATTGTTATTACTGATGGTGGATCTGGATATGTAAGTGCTCCATCTGTTTCTATACAAAATCCAATAGGAATTGGAACTACAACAACTATTGCAATATCTTCCATATCTTCTGGATCTGTGACATCAATTTCAATAACTGGAGTTACCACTGGATATGATGCTTCAAATCCACCATTGGTCTTAATCGAACCACCAAAAGTTAGTATTGAAAAAGATAAGTTGTTATCATATTCCGGAGATTTTGGTTTTATTAGCGGAATTTCAACAACTTCAGTTGGAATCGCGTCAACCGGAATTGTTTTTGATCTCGTCATATCAAAAGACTCTTATCTAAGAGATTCTTTAGTAAGTAACGTTACTACAGTAAGTGGAATACAAACAGGATATTATTTTGTAATTTCAAATTCTAATGTTGGGAATGGAGTAACATCATTAAATTCTTCGGGATCAATAGTGGGAATGACCACAAGTTATTTGGATTGCGTATATCAAGTAGCTTCGGTTTCTATTGCACAAACTTCGGTTATTGGATTTGGTGTAACTGATGTTGCTAGAGTTGTTGTAAGTGTTACCGATAACAGTGGTTTGACTGGAATTGGATATAGTAATTATTATGGAAATTATAGTTGGGGTAGAATAGTTCTTCGGGCAAGAACAAAAGATCAATCATATAATGCATATACTTTAAATGGATACTCCGGAATTTCCACTGGAACCATAGTGAACAGATCAGTTCCATTAAAATACCGCAATTACATTCCATAAATAAATAAAAAACTGCACAAATGTCTGCAATAATAACTGACCAAATTAGAATACTTAATGCTAAAAACTTTATCGCAGGAGTAACAACCTCTACGAATACATATTATACATTTGTTGGACTTCCAAATCCAACAAGTATTCAAAGTGATTGGGATACGAGTCCTCCTGCACCTAAAGATAATTTTGATGAAGAAAACAGTTATTGGGATACAATGATTGCATTGAAAAAAATCTCAATATCAGATATTCGTCAGGTTGTTCAAAAGAGAGTTTGGTCTTCTGGAACAACATATGATTACTACAGACACGATTATAGTAGATCAAATACAGCTCCAGTATCTGGAGCTACAAGTTTGTACTCTTCATCATATTATGTTTTAAATAGTGATTATAGAGTTTATATTTGTCTACAAAATGGAACTGACCCAGAAAATCCAAAAGGTAGACCATCTCTCGACGAACCAACATTTGTTGATTTAGAACCAAGAGCAGCGGGGACAAGTGGCGATGGGTATGTTTGGAAATATCTTTATACTATTAAACCAAGTGATATTGTAAAATTTGAATCTACTGATTTTATGCCTGTTCCATTAAATTGGGAAAATAGTGAGGATACGATAGCAGTAAGAAATAACGCAGTTGATGGTTCTATCAAAATAGTTACTATTAAAAATAGAGGAGTTGGAGTAGGAACTGCGAACAGAACTTACACCAATGTGCCAATTAAAGGGGATGGAACTGGTGCAGAATGTACCATTAATATCAACAATGATCAAGAAGTAGATTCTATTATAGTATCAAATCAAGGATCTGGATATACTTATGGCAATGTAGATTTAGTTGCCGGAAATGTTCCAACGGGAACCACTAAACCATCTTTTGATGTAATAATTACTCCCAAAGGTGGTCACGGAGCGGACATTTATCGGGAGTTGGGTGCATATAATGTTCTATTATATTCTAGAATAGAAAATGATGTCCAAAATCCAGATTTTATAACGGGAAATCAAATTTCTAGAATTGGAATTGTTGAAAATCCAAATGCATATGCATCATCCCAAAAACTTTCATTGGAAAAAGCAAGTGCAGTTTATGCAATAAAATTAACCGGTATTGGATATAGTTCAGCATCCTTTACTGCAGATTCTTTAATTAGTCAAACAGTGAGCACTGGAGTTACTGCCTTTGGTAAGGTTGTTAGTTATGACCAAACAACAGGTGTTTTAAAATATTGGCAAGATAGATCTCTTGCTGGATTTAATACAGTCGGAACAGCACAAACAGATCCTACTTTTGGGTATGATATGGTTAGATTTACGAATAACCCTTCTTCTGGGGGAAGTTTAGTTATTAACGGAAACACAGGATCTACTTTATCAATTAGTACTTCTTTTACTGGTATATCTACAGTAATAAATAGTAGAACCTACTACCTAGGACAATCTTTTGTCAATGGTTTGGCAAATCCAGAGGTTAAAAAGTATTCTGGTAACATAATATATGTTGACAATCGACCTTCCATCACCAGGTCAACAAATCAAAAAGAAGATATTAAAGTCATTTTGCAGTTTTAAAGAATTATGTCCCAAGTAACTAATTTAAACGTATCTCCTTATTTTGATGATTTTGATGCAAACAATGACTATTATAAAATTCTTTTCAAACCAGGATACCCAGTTCAAGCAAGAGAGTTAACCTCTTTACAATCAATATTACAAAATCAAATAGAAAAATTTGGTCAGCATTTCTTTAAGGAAGGTGCAAAAGTTATTCCTGGAAATACTTCTTACACTCAATTTTACTATGGTGTTCAAATTCAAAATAATTATCTAGGTGTCCCTGTAGCTGCATATGCAGATCAACTTGTTGGAACTAAAATTACCGGACAAACTTCCGGAGTAACTGCAATAGTTGATAAAATTCTTTTACCTCAAGATTCTGAAAGAGGAAATCTCACTCTCTATGTAAATTATATTGGATCAAGTACGCAGAATAATTCAACAAGTCAATTTTTAGATGGCGAGTCACTAATAACAAATATTAACATCACTTCAGGTCTTTTAGGAAACTCTTTAATTAATGCCGGTCAACCATTTGCAATAACTTTAGCGACAGGATCCGCTATTGTTGGATCATCTTTTTCTATAGCAGATGGTGTATATTTTATTAGAGGAACTTTTGTAAACGTAAATACAGAGACTTTAATTCTTGATCAATATTCTAATCAATCAAATTATAGAGTTGGTCTTTTTGTAAACGAGGAAATCATAAACTCTGACATTGATGAGTCTTTAAATGATAATTCACAAGGTTTTAATAATTATGCTGCTCCAGGTGCAGACAGGTTAAAAATTAGTGTTTCATTATTTAAAAAAAGTTTAGATGACTTTAATGATAATAATTTTGTAGAACTGGCAACTATAAAAGAGGGTGTATTAAGAAGTCAAGTTACAAACACTGAGTACAATATATTATCAGATGAACTAGCTAGAAGAACCTATGCCGAATCTGGAGATTATTATGTAACTCCTTTTGATGTCTCAGTAAAAGAGTCTTTAAATGATAATTTGGGGAACAGAGGAATTTTTAATTCGAATCAATTTACTTATGGTGGATCTATACCTTCAGAAAATTTAGCTGTTTATCAAATATCTCCAGGAAAAGCTTTTGTAAGGGGATATGAGGTAGAAACTATAAGTCCAACGTTCTTAGATGTAAGGAAACCTAGATCTACAAAGACTTTAGAAAATCAATCAATTACTTATACTACAGGTCCAACACTAACTTTAAATACAGTTTATGGAACTCCATTAGTTGGATTGGGGAATACCTATGTGCTGAGTCTTCGCAATGAAAGGGTCGGAAATTCACCAATAACATCTCCAGGAAAAGAAATTGGTTTAGCTAGAGTTTATGATTTTAGGTTAGAATCCGGTTCTTATGAAAATTCCAATACAGATATAAATGAGTGGAATATTTCTCTTTATGATATTCAATTATTTACAGAAATTACTTTAAACGAAAATATTACTCTAAATACTCCAACTTATGTTCAGGGGAAAAGTAGCGGAGCTAGTGCTTTCTTAAAAAGTTCCATTTCTGATCAAAAAATCATAACCTTATATGATGTAAAAGGAACATTTATAAACAATGAATCATTTATATTTGACGGCATAGAGTCTGGATATGTAGCAACCGCAGTAACTTCATATTCAATTTCTGAGGTAAAATCGGTCTTCAATAATGTTGGATCTGGAATTACATTTTCCGCAAATACTTTACAATCGCCCAAAATTGAATTTGGCGTATCTAGCATTTCTCCAGTCTCGGCAAGTGGAATTAGCACAGTAACTTGCTCTGATGTTAATTTTCCTGGAAATTTTGTTAAGTCAAATGATTTGGTAGAATATACAGATACTTCTCTTTCGTCTCCAGTTTATGCCAAGGTCGTAAATGTTGGAGTAAGTTCAATTACAATAACGGGAGTTTCTACTGTATCTGGAATAGTAGAAGGCAAATTACCAAATAGCACTCTTGAAGTAAGTGATTTTAAAATCATAACTACAGACTTATCTTCATCCATAGATGATGGTTTATACACTATTTTACCAAAAAATAATATCTCTTCAGTTGATTTAGCAAATGCAAATTTAATAATTAAAAAATCATTCACTGTTAATATAGCATCTAATCAATTATCAGTTCCAGTGGAAGCAGGAAGCAATGAGACATTCTTACCTTTTGATGAAGAAAGATATTCTTTAATTAGAACTGATGGATCTACTGAGGTTTTAAGTTCAGATAAATTTGAATTTATATCTGGAGGATCTCAACTTCAAATTTATAACTTAGGATCAAATGATACCGGTGCTATCTTAATAACGACTTTAAGGAAAATAAAACCAAAAGAAAAGGTAAAAAGAAAAAATAGAGTTAACAGTATTATTATAGACAAATCAAAGTATGAAGGGTCTGGAGTGGGACAGACTACTTTCAATGATGGGTTAACTTATGGTAATTATCCATACGGAACAAGGGTTCAGGATAAAAACATTTCATTAAATGTTTCGGATATCATAGAAGTTCATGGAATTTATGAGTCAGTAAACACTTCAAATCCATCTGCTCCATTAATGATTCTCTCTTCAATTAATGGACCAACAAATACAACATCGGATTTGGTTATTGGAGAAGAAATTTTTGGTCAGTCAGGAAATGCAGTGGCAATTGTTGCCGAAAAAATAACTGACAGTCAAATAGCTTTTATATACAAAAATCAAAATATCTTTAAAGAAGGGGAAACTTTAACATTTAGAGAATCAAATATTCAAGCAGTTATTGTAAGTTTAAGTACACCAAGTTTCGACATTTCTTCAAATTATAGTTTCTTAACTGGACAATCAGAAACATATTATGACTATGGTTCTATAGCAAGAAAGAATACTGCAGAAGAACCAAACAAAAAAATAAAAGTATATTTTTCAAATGGTTTTTATGATTCTTCCGATGATGGAGACATTACTACTATAAACTCATACACTGGATTTGATTATGAAAATGATATAAAAGACATCAATGGGGTTAGAAATTCTGATATTATTGATATAAGACCAAGAGTTTCTAATTATACAACTTTATTAAATGCTAGATCTCCGTTTGAATTTTATGGAAGATTATTTAATGCTTCCGGAAATTCATCCGCAAATGTTCTTGCATCCGATGAATCAATTCTGACAAGTTTTTCTTTCTACTTAGGCAGAATTGATAGGATTTTCCTCAGTAAGGATGGAAGATTCCAAGTCAAATATGGAACTCCAGCAGAAAATCCAGAAAAGCCTATCTTGGTTGATGATTCTTTAGAAATAGCATCAATTCAATTGCCACCATACCTTTATTCAGTCTCTGATGCTTCTATTGAATTTTTAGAGCATAAGAGATATAGAATGTCTGATATAAAGCAACTTGAAAATAGAATTAAGAATCTAGAATATTACACTTCACTATCATTACTTGAAGTGAACACCTCAAATCTTTATGTGCCAGATTCTTCTGGATTGAATAGGTTTAAATCTGGATTTTTTGTTGATAATTTCACGACATTCCTGCCTCAAGAAACAGATGCTGAAATAAAAAATAGTATTGACATTTCAAACAAGGAATTAAGACCAAAACATTATACAACTTCCACTGATTTAATAATTGGTCCAACTCAAGGTGTAGATCCAACAGAAGATTTGCTATTTGCTGTCCCTGAAGGAATTAATATAAGAAAAACTGGAGATGTAATTACTCTTGATTACTCGGAAGTTGAATGGTTAAACCAACCATTTGGAACTAGAACTGAGAGTGTAACTCCATTTTTAATTAATTTCTGGAAAGGAACTTTAGAACTTACTCCGGCATCAGATACTTGGGTAGATACTGTAAGGATTGAACCAAAAGTAATTGATATTGAAGGAAACTATACAGAAACTTTAATGGATCTTGATGCAGATCCTCAAACAGGATTTGCACCGGTAGTTTGGGGTTCTTGGGTTGATAATTGGACGGGTAAAGAAGTAACATCAGATACAACTACAACCACAAAAAGAAGAACTAAAAAACCCATCAATAATCGTAACCGCCCCTGGTGGATATATAGAGATTCTATTTTTAGAAGACTTAGAAGAGGTGGAAAGAGAAGGAAAAAAGTAAGTGAAAATACAACTATACAAATTAAGGAAACCGGCGTATCTACAAGAACTGGAACTAGAAGTATTGTAAGTGAGCAATTTGATAAAACTTCTGCTGGTGATAGAACAATTAGTAGAGATCTTGTAACTTTTATGAGATCTAGAAATATTCAATTCATCGCCAAGCAAATAAAACCATCTACAAGAATGTATTCTTTCTTAGATGGAATTGATGTTACAAAATATTGTGTTCCTAAATTATTAGAAATCAATATGATTTCTGGTGTTTTTGAAGTTGGCGAAATAGTAACGGGTACAATTAATCAAACTGGATTGGGTCCAACTTTAAGTAACGAGTCTGCAAGGATTACCTTTAGGGTATCTCAAGTAAATCATAAAGAGGGTCCATATAACGCTCCAACTAAAGTATTTGGGGAGAATCCTTATACTAATCAAATACTAGAGTCAACATATTCTTCAGTATCAACAATTCTAAATGTTGATACTTTTTCCCTTGCAAATGAACCACAAGGATCTTACAGTGGATGGGTTGAAAGTGGAATGGTTCTGATTGGAAATACAAGTGGAGCTCAAGCTACAATTACTGATGTGAGATTAGTATCTGACTTATCAGCAACTTTAATAGGTAGTTTGTTTATACCAAATCCCAATAGTGATATACATCCTAGATTTGAAACTGGAACAAAGGTATTATCATTAATCAATAATAGTATAAATGATGTCAATCTTGCTACAACTTCAGCTGAAGAAAGATTTTCGGCAACAGGAACTGTAGAAACTGTTCAGGAAGAAATTATATCAGTTAGAAACGCTAGTATTGATTCTAGTACTGTAACTGAGGAAAAAAATATTTCCAAAACAACAGACATTCAAGTAACTACTACCATAGGTACTCCACCAAAAAGACGTAGAAGAAATAATAACGGAAATTGTCGTTATAAAGATCCTTTAGCACAATCTTTTATCATTGATGAAGATTCCGGAATCTTCTTGACTAGATGTGATGTTTTCTTTAAAACAAAAGATGATGAGATTCCAGTTACAGTTCAATTAAGATCCATGGAAACTGGATTCCCTTCAGAGGTTGTTATTCCATTTTCAGAGGTTATATTAAATCCAGATGATATTAGAGTTTCGGAAGATGGTTCAATACCAACTTCTATAACTTTCAAATCTCCAGTTTATCTTGAAGGCGGAAAAGAGTATTGTATTTGTTTATTATCCAATTCTACAAATTATAGTGTTTATATATCCAGAGTTGGTGAAAGTGATCTTATAACGCAAGCATTTGTATCCAATCAACCAACTCTTGGGTCATTATTTAAGTCTCAAAATTCCACAACTTGGGAGCCAAGTCAATGGGAAGATTTGAAATTTATACTTTATAGGGCAGATTTCTTAGAATCTGGGACAATTGAAATTTACAACCCCGAACTATCTGAAGGAAATAGGCAGATTGCAAAATTAATGCCAGATTCCTTGAATTTAAATTCAAGGAAAGTGAGAATTACTTTAGGATCAACCATTAGCGATCCGGACTTGACTTTGGGGAACACAATTTTACAAGATGGAAATAATGCATATGGAAATTATGTAGGATCTGCTGGAAGTGCTTTTGGTGCATTAAATATAATTAACTCTGGTATAGGATACACACCATCTTCCGGAATTCAAACATATAGTGGAATAAATTTAAAAACTATTACGGGTAGTGGAAAGGGAGCAGTAGCTACTATTACAATTAATAATGGGGTTGCAGCAGCGGCAACAATAACAAGTGGAGGAAGTGGTTACCAGGTTGGGGATGTTTTGGGAATTACTAGTATTGGATCGATAAATGTAGGTAGAAATGCTAGATTCTCATTAACAACACTATCAAACAAAAATCAAATTATAGTAGATAACGTCCAAGGTAATTTTGAAGCAGGCGTTGGCAAAACTATCAAATTTGTCAATAATTTAGGTATAACTACATACTTAAATGCATCTTTAGTAATAGCGAATGAAATTATTGTTGAAAATGACGGATTACATATTAGAATTGACCATAAAAATCACGGAATGTATTCCAGTGACAATTTGGTTAAAATCTATAATGTAGAATCCGATATCAAACCAACAAAACTTACTACATCCCTACAATCAAATTCTACCGGATCTATCTTAGTTGACGATTCTTCTTCTTTCTCTACTTTTGAAAATGTTGGGGTTGGAACGACAAATCCTGGTTATTTATTGAT